GGTTTGGCGGCGAAATGCCGGGGCTAACCATTGACGTATGGGTAGGCGGCCCGACGGGCAAAAAGTTTAACTGCAACGCCGCTATGGCCCAACAGGCTAACGAATTCCAGAAACTGTTTGAAGTCATGCCTGACCTAAACATTGAGGCGGTCGGGCCGGGATTGATTGCCGAAATCATGCGTTGCCGTCGGGATACGGCACAGGCGGCCTGATGGCCATTCCTTCACGCGTACTTGGGTCGGGCATTTCGCAGTTGTCCACGGTGTCTATCTGTGGCGATGGCAACGCGTCGGTCACGGCTGCAGGAACGTCGGTGGGGAACGCCACGACGCTGACCCATGTGTATAACAACGTCACGACGGTTGCCTCGGGCGCAGGGGTCAGACTGCCCCCAACCGAAATGGGCGAGACAATTATTGTGCGAAACGGCGGGGCAAACCCACTGCTTGTTTACCCGTATGACGCCAACAGCACCATCAACAATGTCGGTTCTGGGCTGATTAACGTCGGCTGCTCGGCCATGTTTTACGCCGTCAGCAATACGGTGTGGGAAGAACTGCAGGGGTTTGGCCGTGCGGTGCCGATTCTGCATTACGGTGCGTTTTCGGATACTACGTTGCAAGCCATCGTTTCTATCAACGAAGCGTATGCCATGACGTTTAATACGACCGACGCAGCCAACGGGGTCAGCATCGGATCGCCCACCTCGCGCATCGTGGTAGACAACCAAGGCGTCTACAACGTGCAGTTTTCAGCACAGTTGGACAAAACCTCGGGCGCTGCTGCAACCATTCACATTTGGTTGCGTAAAAATGGCGTAAATGTGCCAAATACGGCAAGCAAAGTGGTTGTTCAAGGCACTGCCGCCGAACTAATTGCCGCATGGAATTTCATCATCCAACTTGAACCCACAAATTATGTAGAATTGATGTGGGCAAGCGATGACGCAAATGTTGTTCTGCTCGCAGCCAGCGCCACAAGCGTTTGGCCTGCGATTCCTTCAGTGATTTGCACCGTAACACAGGTCAACAACCTGTAATCCCCACAGGAGAAACGGAAATGTTAGACAGCGACATCAACAACGCAGACTCACAGTTGCACGTTGAGTTTTACACCCGTGAAGAAGGGCATAACAAGGGTATGCCTTACGTTCGCATTATGGCCCCCGGCGATAAGACGAACATCATTGACCAGCCGCTCCGTGACGATCATAAACAGCGGTTTCCGCGTCAATGGCTGTATTACCAGATGCAACAGACCGAGACGGCAGCCGAACAAATTGGCACGCCGCTGACCCAATGGTGGAAAGATGCCCCCGAGGACATCAACAAAGATCAGGTCGCAGAACTCGCAATCCTCAAGTTTGTGACGGTAGAGCAGTTGGCCCTCGCATCGGACAACCAACTGCAGCGCATTGGCATGGGTGCCGTGGGTTTGCGCGAAAAGGCACGCATGTACCTTAACCGCAAGAACCGCTCTGAAGCCAACTCCGAACTTGAGGACACCAAGCGTCAACTGGCAGAACTGCAGGCGCAAATGGCAAAACTGATTGATGAGCCAAAGCGCCGTGGTCGCCCGCCAAAAGTAATGGAGACATAGTATGGGCAGTACGATGGTGCAACTGGTGCAGCAATGCACTAACGAATTAGGTATTCCGACCCCGGCAACGGTTGCCGGTAACGCGAGCCAAGACATCATCCAACTCTTGGCGTTGATGAACGCGAACGGGTACGAGTTGCTCCGTCGTTTTGATTGGCGCGAGTTGACGCGTCAGCACACGTTTTACACTGAGGCGATCACGACTACAGGAACGTGGACAACGGCTGCCGCAACAATTACGGGTATCCCAAGTACAACCGGGCTAGATACGACGTATCAGGTGCAAGGTGTTGGCATCCCGAACGCCACTTATGTCACCGCAGTCACTGGCACCACGTCGTTGACGCTCAACTACACGCCGACTCAAGCACAGGTCAACGGGCAGTTAATTTTCCAAAAAGTAAAGTACAGCCTGCCCGCCGACTACTACAGCACGGTCAACCGCACGCACTGGGACAAGTCCAAGCGTTGGGAAATGCTTGGCCCTGAGTCGCCGCAGCAGTGGGAATGGCTGTTATCGGGTTATATCAGCACTGGCCCGCGTATCCGCTGGCGTTTGCTCGGGCAGTATTTCCAGATTTGGCCGGGCATGAACGCAGGTGAATTACTCGGCTTTGAGTACCGCACCGCCGCATGGGCTTACAACGCCCTTGGCGTGGCAAAAAACAGTTTTACGGCAGACACCGATACATGCGTCTACCCTGATCGCGTCATGGTGCTTGGCACCAAACTCAAATACTTTGAAGCGAAGGGCTTTGACACGACCGCGTTGTATCGTGATTACCTTGCTGAACTAGAAACCGCGATGGCGCAGGACTTGGCCGCTGCAAACCTCTCGTTTGCCCCGCGTCCCGGCACCGTCCTCATCGGCTACGACAACATTCCTGACAGCGGCTACGGGACGGACTCGCAATAATGGCGTCACCCGTTCGCAGACGGCTGATTCAGCGCACGACGGCCAACGTCGCCTCGTTGCCTGCACCCGTGGGCGGTTGGAACGCACGCGATGCGCTTGCCAACATGGCTCCAACGGACGCCGTGTATTTGGAAAACATGTTCCCAAGCGTCAGCAACGTCAACTTGCGTGGTGGTTATGCCAAGCACGCCGTGGGGCTGCCTGCAACCGTAGACACGCTGATGACGTACAACGCGGGCAGCACGATCAAACTGTTTGCCATCAGTGACGGCGACATCTTTGACGTAACGTCTGCAGGAACAGTTGGCTCGGCACTGGTCGCAAGCCTTTCCAATTCCGCATGGGAGTACACCAACGTCACGACAGGCGGCGGCAGTTACCTTTACGCTGCAAATGGCGTAGACAAGCCGCTCCTTTACAACGGCACGACGTGGACACCGATTGACGGCAGCAGCAGTCCCGCGATTACGGGCGTGACGACGACTGACCTTGAATCCCCGACGCTGTTTAAGAACCGCATGTGGTTTATACAGAAAAACACGCTCAAAGCGTGGTATCTGCCCGTGGCGTCGGTGGGCGGTGCAGCCAACGTGCTAGACCTTTCCAGCGTCATGCATTTAGGCGGCAAGTTAACCGCCATGGCAACGTGGACGATAGATGCAGGCTACGGCGTAGACGACAACCTTGTGTTGATTAGCGATAAGGGCGAAGTGGCCGTGTATCGCGGCACCGACCCGACAAACGCTTCCACATGGGCGCTGATCGGCGTGTGGATCATCGGTCAGCCCATTTCTCGCCGTTGCGTCACCAAATACGGCGGTGACTTGCTGATTTTGACGCTGGACGGACTGATCCCGTTTGCCTCAGCGCTGCAATCGTCACGCCTTGACCCCAACATTGCCCTGTCGGACAAGATACAGGGTGCCTTTGCCAGTGCCGCACGCACCTACAAGGACACGTTCGGGTGGGCGTTGCTCTACAACCCGCTCAACAACGCCTTGATCGTCAACGTGCCAGTAGCGTCAGGGCAGCAACAGTTTGTAATGAATAACATTACGAAAGCGTGGTGCAACTTCACGGGTTGGAATGCTAGTTCGTGGGCGTTGGTCGGCAGCGAACCGTACTACGGCGGCAACACCTACGTTGCCAAAGCGTGGACAACGGGCGACGGTGGCTATGCCGACGACGGCCAGCCCATCCCAACGAAGGCGCTGCAAGCGTTTAACTACTTTGAGACGCGTGGTGTCATCAAATACTTCACCCGCGCACGCCCAAGCATCTTTAGTAACGGGCAACCGCAGATCGTCATTGGCATCAATACGGACTTTCAGACCGTAGACCAGACCGGCGCATTGTCCTTCTCGCCTTCTACGGCAGGGCTTTGGGATGTCGGGTTGTTTGACGTGGCGCTTTGGGGTTCGGACGTTGTGATTTCTAACAACCAATCAGGCGTTACGGGACTCGGTTACTCGGGTGCCATTTCGTTTACGAGCAGCAGTAAAAACCTGCAGATTCAGTGGGCCTCTACAGACGTGGTGTATCAAATCGGATGGGCTGGAATATAGTCAGCGGGCCGGAAATCGGCCATTGGGTTACGTCGCAGACCGAAGGGGCGTTTACGCCGGATCGGTCTACGGCAATCGGACTCAAAAAAGACGGCGAGATCGTTGCCGGTACGGTCTACGAGATGTGGAACGGCAAGTCAGTCGTCTGCCACATTGCGTGGAACCGCGTGACGCCTGCCTATGTCGCCGCCGTATACGATTATGCGTACAACGTCTGCGGAGTTGATAAGATAATAGGGCCAATCAGCAGCAACCATACCCGGGCGCTTAAATTGGTCACAAAGATGGGGTTTTCAGAAGAAGCGCGGATCAAAGACGCCTCGCACGACTCTGGAGACATCGTGTTTATGACTCAGACACCTGAAAAGTGTCGTTTTTTGGAGCCTCGGTATGGGCAAAAGATCACCAGCACCGCCGCCAACACCTGATTACGCCGCCATTGCGCGGCAGCAAGGTCAGGAGAACATAGAAGCCGCACGCCAGTCGGCCTACATGAGCAATCCCAACGTCTACACGCCAACGGCCCAACAGACCGTAACGTGGACGCGTACGCCGCAATTCAATGAGGCGGGCTACAACAAGGCGATGGAGCAATTCCTGTCGCAGCCGCCCGACCAAGGCGAGTCGTTTGTAGAGCCGACCCGCGAACAATTTACGACCTTCATTGAACAGCCGACCGTCCGGCAAGAACTTGTTGGCCCTGCCAAAGACATTTTTGAGACCCAGCAGCAATCCGAACAGGCGATGGCAAATCTGGGGTTCCGCGAAATTGGCGACCTCGGCAGATTCTTAAACCAAGACTTTGCGGCCCAACTGCCTGCAATTGCCACACAACTTGGGTTGTATGGCCAACCGACCGGCGCACCGAACCTACAAAGTTACGGCCAAGCCGCCGCCCCCGGCGCAGGCGATTTTGGCGCGGTATCTGGCGCACCGGGCGCTGGACAATACGCCCCTCGCACGTCGTTCACGGGTGAAGCATTGCCCGGCGCATACAGCCCGACTGGCGCTGCGCAAACCGGCATCGGTGAATTTGGACAGGTTGCCCAAGGGCCAGACCTCATGGGTATGGGTCAGGCGGGTGCAAACCTCTCGCAATTTAATTTTACGGGCGGCCCGCAAGCCGGGCAGTTTGGCATGGCTGGCGGTGGCCCCGGCGCTTACAACCTTGGTCAACTTGACCTCTCGGGTGTGGGTGGCGTGGGTGGCGGCCCGTCCATCGGCCAGTACGGCATGGCAGCGGGTGGCCCCGGCGGCGTGCAGTTTGGCGGGTTGGACATGTCTGGCCTCGGTGCTGCGCAAGGATTTGGTGGTGTAGGTCAGTACGCGGCAGGCGCTGGCCCCAATGCCCCTACGGTCGGCGGTGCTGACTTCTCACGCGTTGGGCAAGTTGGCCCGGGCGTAGGCTATGGTCAGTTCGGAATGGCGGGCGCTGGCCCTGCCGCTGGCTTATACGGCATGGCGGGTGGTGGCCCGGCTGGCGTGCAATTTGGTGGACTTAATCTCGCAGGGATGCAGGGCATCCAAGGCGGGGTGGGTCAATTTGGTCAGGCGCAGGGTGGCCCGCAAGGGTTAAACCTTGGCGGCTTTGACACTTCTCGTCTTGGTGAGATCGCAGGCGGCCCAGCAGCCGACCAGTTTGGTCGCGCCATCGGCGGCCCTGCCGCACCGTCGTTGCAGGAAAACCTTAACCTGTCGGGTGTGGGCGATGTCGCACGCAACGTACAAGAAGGTCGGTTTGGCTACGCACGCGGTGATTTAAACGCTCCAGAACTGCAGCGGCAGTTAGCCACGCAAGGGCTTGCCGCAATGCCGGTCAACGCAGGCATGACGGCGCAAAACGCCATTATGTCGCGCCTTGAGCCGCAATTGCAGCGCGAGCGTGCGCAGTTAGAACAGCGTCTTGTTAACCAAGGGTTGCGACCGGGCGGTGAAGCCTACAACGCCGAAATGGAGTTGCAGGGTCAGCGTGAAAACGACCTCCGCACGCAAGCAGCAATGCAGGGCATCAGCCTTGACGCGCAGATGCGTCAGCAGGGACTTGCCGAGCAGCAGACGCTTGCCGACTTTGCCAACCAAGCCGCGCAAGCGCAGTTTGGCATGGGTGCGCAAGGTCTTGGGCTTTACAACGAAGCCCTCGCGCAAAACTTCCAGCAGAGCCTTGCCGCACAATCTGCGCAGAACATGGCGCAGCAGCAAGCGTTCCAGCAGCGTCTGCAGTCGGGTCAATTTGGTCGGGAAGCGCAGATCGCCTCGTTCGGCATGGGCCAACAGGCGCAGCAAGCGACGAATCAAGCGCAACAGCAAAACTTTGAGCGTGCGTTAGCCGCCCAACAAGCCCAGAACGCCGCTCAGGCGCAAGGGTTTGGTCAGGAAATGGCGCAGCAGCAGTTCGGTCGTGAGGGTGCGTTGGCTGGGTTTGAAACCCAACAAGCCGCACAGCAAGCGCAAAATCAAGCCATCGCGCAAAACACGCAACTTGCCCTGCAGTCAGGACAGTTTGCAAACCAAGCGCAGGCACAAGAGTTTGCGCAGCGGTTGGCCGCTGGCGAGTTCGGACAAGAAGCGCAAATGGCGTCGTTCCAGACAGGTCAAGCCGCGCAGGATGCAATCAACCGCGCCATTGCGCAGAACTTTGCGCAAGGTCAGGCAGCGCAGCAACTGCAAAACCAAGCCGTACAACAGAACCTGCAGGGTGCGTTGTCAGCCGAAGAAGCACAGCGTGCCGCACAGGCTCAACAGTTTGGTCAAGCCGCAACGCAAGCCGAACTCGGCGCACAGTTGACGGGCCAGCAGTTTGCGATGGGTCAACAAGCCCAGCAAGCAGCAAATGCTGCACAAGCGCAGAACTTCCAGCAAGCCCTCGCCGCCGCACAACAAGGCAACGCCGCACAGCAGCAGAACTTTATGCAGCGCGTGGCAGCCGGTGAGTTTGGGCGTGAGGCGCAACTGGCGACGTTCCAGACCGGACAACAGGCGCAACAAGCCCAGAATCAGGCTGCGCAGCAGAACTACCAGCAAGCGTTGGCGCTGCAGCAGATGCAGAACCAAGCGCAGCAACAGCGTTACGGTCAAGCAGTCGGCGCGGGTGAATTTAACCGCCAAGCCCTGCTCGCCCAATTTGGCATGGGACAACAAGCGCAACAGGCTCAAAACCAAGCCATGGCGCAGAATTTTGCCCAAGCCCAAGCCGCTGCGCAGATGCAAAACCAAGCGGCACAAGCCGGATTTGGTCAGCAGGTCACCTCACAAGAACTGCGCAATCAAGCATTGGCGCAAAACCAACAGGCTGCACTGCAACAACAGCAAGCCGCGTTGCAAGCCCAACAGCAGCGTTATGCACAGCAGATGGGTCTGGGTCAGTTTGCCAACCAAGCGGTGGGTCAGAACCAAGCCGCGCAGATGCAAGCGTACCAAGCCAACCTTGCGCGTCAGCAACAAGGGTTCCAGCAGGCAGGCGCACAGCAGGAGTTTTACAACCAAGCCCAAGCGCAGGCATATCAACGTGCGCTGGCCGAACAAGCCGCCGCCAACGCTGCACAACAGCAACGCTTTGGCCAAGGCATGGACGTGCGTGGCCTACAGAACGCTGCCATCCTGCAGAACCAGCAAGCCGCACTGCAGCAGCAAGCCGCTGCGAACGCCGCGCAACAACAGCAGTACAACCAGATGCTGGGTGCGGGTACGTTCCAGAACCAAGCGATCCAGCAAGCGTTGCAGCAACAGATTGCACTGCGCAATCAGCCGCTCAACGAGATCACAGCGTTGCTGTCCGGTTCTCAGGTGCAGATGCCGCAGTTCCAAGGCTACAGCGGCGTATCGGTCGCCCCGACGCCGTATCTGCAAGCCATGCAAGCCGGAGACGCTGCCGCGATGCAGCGGTACGGCATCCAAGCCAACCAAGCCTCTGCCAACATGCAAGGGCTTTACAGCCTTGGCGCAGCAGCGTTGATGTCAGATCGTCGCCTCAAGTCCAACATTAAGCGTATTGGCACTAGCCCGCTCGGCATCGGCGTCTACGAATATGACATCTTTGGCGAACGCCAGACGGGCGTGATGGCTGATGAGTTGGAGCAGGTCAAGCCAGAGGCGGTATTGACGCACCCGAGCGGTTACAAGATGGTCAATTACGGAGCGTTGTGAGATGAAGTATTACAAGAACTTTGCTACGCAATCTGACCCGCAAAAACTTGCAGAAATGCTTGCGATGCAGGAGGCCAATCAGCGCATCAATGCTGACTATGGCGCGTTGCCGTCTATGTCAGGCGGTGACATTGACCCAATGAAAATGAAAATGATGATGGACGCAGGCAAAGAGATGCGTAAGAAGTTGTCACAAGCCAAAAACAAAGAAATTGGCAAGAATACATACGATACGACCGCACCATTCCCAACCGAGGGTCTAGCATGAACGGACGACGCCCCATGATGATGATGCAGCCTGACCGTCGCCCACAGGAGTTGGCGCGGGTACTTGCGATGCAGGAGCGTAACTCGTCGCTAGACGGCATGACGCCGCGTCAGCAGCCGCAGCCCTCGCTTGCCTACTCTGGCGCTACGCCAAACTCTGCCCCGGGCGTTGCTCCGCAGAACATGAACTTTAACGGCCCACAAGGCCCGTCGCAGTATCGCGGCCCGATCAGCAACCCCGCCCTTACTGCCAACGCAGCACCGCAGCAAGGCGCACCGCAGATCGGTGGAATGCGCCGCCAGCAAAACCGTATGCCGTCTCCCGCAGGCATGACGACCCCACAAGGCGGTCGGTATCGCGGAGACTTTGACGGCGAATAGTTGGAGAACCGATATGGCACTGAAACCTTACGAAGCGTTTACCGCACCTAGCCCATACGACCAAGAGCGTATGCGGGCCGAACGACTGCGCCGCTACGCTGAGTTGCTGCAGCAGCAGTCCATGGAACCCGAGGGCGAGTTTACCTATCAGGGCATCCGTGCCATGCCGTCGCCTGCCGCTGCGCTTGGCAAGATGCTGCAGGCATATCAGAGCAAAAAAGCGTTAGAAAAAGCCGAGCAAGCCGAAGCCAAGCAAGCGGGCATGGAGCAAGAGGCATCAAGCCAGATCATGGGTCGCCTCATTGGCGGCAGAACGCCCGGCACGATGGCTGACCTGCAAGAAGTCACGCCCGCTGGCAAAATCGGCCCTGCTGCACCCGAGGATTTGACTGAGGTGCAACTGGAATCGCAGTACACCCGCTCGCCGCAAGACGCCATGCGGATGGCAATGTCGCCGCAGGGGTTGGGCGCAATGCGTCGTAACCCGCTGCTTGCCGCTGCGCTACAAAAGTCCATGGAAACGCCAAAAACAGAAAAATTTGGCACAACGCCCGTAAAAGGCGCAGGCGGCAAATATTACTTGGCAAGTGAATCTGGTCGGCTTGTTCAAACGGATGTAGCCGTGCCAGAAGAAGAAATGACGCCTTATCAAAAAGCGCAATTAGAGTTAGAACGTGAAAAGTTTAATTTTGACCGTTCAAAACCAACTACGCCAAAAACAACAGAGTCAGCAGAGGGTTTGCGGAAAGAGTTTACAGCGCAAACTACACCGTATCGTGGGGTTGCAGATGCTTTTGTTAAAATCAAAAACGCTGCATTAAACCCAAGCGCAGCAAACGACTTGGCATTGATTTTTAGTTATATGCGAGCGCTTGATCCATCATCAACGGTGCGTGAAGGCGAATTTGCAAACGCACAAAATGCAACAGGCGTGCCGCAACAAGTACGCAACATATATAACAAAGTCGTTAGCGGCGAACGCTTGTCGCAACCGCAACGCCAAGACTTTTTGCAATCGTCTTATGGCTTGGTTGAAAGTCAAATGCCAAACGTGCAACAACTTATTGACCGATATACTGGCATTGCAACTCGTTCCGGTTTGAACCCCCAAGATATTGTTAGCAATCCATTAGAGGCATTAAAAATTCCTCGTTTGAAAGGCAGCAATGACCCAGAATACGGGTCATTAAAATCAGGTGATTTGTATTTTAGCCCTGATGGTGTTATGCGGAGAAAAAAATAATGGGCTGGCAAGATGACGAAGTAGTAGGTGGAGCGTCTCAAGATAACAATGACTTGTTAAAGGCGTTGCGAGATCGTATGCGTCAAGCAGGCGGTTACATTCAATCAGAAGTTGCCGGATTGCCAAGTCAATTGCCAAGACAATTTGGTTTGGCGGCAAGATCAGCCATAACAGGATTAACAAGTTTGCCAGGCATGGCGGCAGACGCTGCTATGGCGGGCTACAATCTTGCAACTGGATCAAATCAACAAATGCCAAGTCAAGCCACGCAAAATTTGTTGACGCAAATGGGGTTGCCAGAACCGCAAAACGCAATTGAAAATGTTAATCAATTTCTTGGTAGTGCGGTTGCGGGTGCAAAAGTACCAATGCCGGGAATCAGACAGCAAGCGCCGCAAAACTTTCAGCCAGATTTGACGCGTCAACAACGCACATTTGATGTCGGTCGGCAAGAAGGATATGTCGTTCCTCCAGCAACAATTAAACCTAATTTGCGCAATGTTGCGCTTGAAAGCATCGGCGGCAAACAAGCCACGGAGCAAACCGCTCGCATGACCAACCAGCAAGTTACAAACAAACTTGCCAACCGGACGTTAGGGCTGCCAGAAACTCGCGAAATTACGCGTGATTCGTTAGAACAAGTACGCGACGAAGCGGGCAAAGTGTATGACGCTGTAACAAAAGCAGGGCGCATTTCTGCAGACGCAGAATACAAAGCCGGTTTGCAAAAAATGCAATCGGAAATCAGTGAAATTATGAATGATTTTCCTGACGCGGATGTGGCGGCGGCCAGCGACATTGGCAAATTAATTAAAGGGCTTGACGTTTCTGGCTTTGATGCAAAGTCAGGAATGGCATACCTTAAACAATTAAGAAACGATGCTGCGGATAATCTTGCGTCAATGGACGACCCAACAAAAAAAGCGTTGGGCCGCGCACAACGCGCTGCAGCCGAAAATCTTGAAGAAATGGTGTTCCGCCATTTAAGCAAAATTGGTCAAGGCGATTTGGCAAAACAATTTGACAATGCCCGTCGGCAAATTGCCAAGTCATACACGATTCAAGCGGCATTGGATGAAGGAAGCGGCAGCGTTGACGCTATGAAACTGTCGCAAATTTTGAACAAGGGCAAGCCTCTTTCTCCAGAACTGGAGACCGCTGCACGCATGGGCGGGTCATTTCCCCGCGCAATGATTCGTCCAGAGCGAACAGGCAGCGTTGGATCAAACGCTCTGGATTTGGCAATGACTGGCGCAGGGGCAGTATCTTTCCCGTTAGTATCAGTATCGCCTTATGCTGCGCTTGGCATCATCCCAGCAAAATACGGCGCACGACGATTAGCATTAAGTGACGCATTGCAGCGTCAATTGTTAGGCGAGCAACTTACATTGCCGCCGCAAGTCATCACAGGTGCGGCTGGCGCAGAGGCAGAGCGCCGCCGGAAAAACACCCGTTAGTTTTATGCCATTACCGAGGTATAGGTAAATGTCCTACAACGGCTCCGGCACTTTCGTCATCAACTCGGCAGGGCAACCTGTCGTCGCCAATACCGTCATCAGCGCAACGACGTTTAACGCGTTAACGGCTGACCTTGCCAACGGCTTGTCCACTGCCATCACCAAAGACGGGCAGACGACGCCGACCGCCAACATCCCCATGGGCGGCTTTAAGATCACGAACCTTGCCACCGGAACCGCCGCGACCGACGCAGCGACCGTTGCGCAGATTCAGAGTAACGGCGCAGCCCTCGTCACGGTCACAGGCACCGACACCCTCACGGGTACGCTGACCCCCGCCCTCGTCGCCTACGTCACAGGTGCGGTGTATTACTTCATCGCCCCGGCGACCAATACCGGCGCGGTGACGCTCAACATTGACACCCTCGGCGCAAAGAACGTCACGCGAGACGGCACAACGGCCCTCGTTGCTGGCGACATCGTGTCGGGCGAGATGGTTGCAGTCGTCTACGACGGCACGCGCTTCCAGTTGATTAGCCCGGCCAACAGTTTTACCAACCTCAACGTCTCAGGAACGCTCACGGTCGCAGGGGCCGCTACGCTTAACGGCAACCTGCAGGTCGGCAACGCGGGC